ATAGGTCCGTTGTACTCGATGACGACGTACTTGTGCTTGAGGTAGTTCTCACCCGAGTCGGTCTGAGCACGTACGTCTGCAAAGAACTCAGCGTTGTACTCATCCGGTCCGTTCTTCAACAGATCGCGAATAGCGTCGTCGAAGAATCCTTCAGACGTAGCCAGCTTGGCGAACTGCGTCTTGGACATCGGGTGGATTTCGATAGCCCACTCTGCATCACAAATGTCGTTGACCGTCGTATCCGGATAGAACATCCACGGATCAACACGGTAGACTTCGGGAGCGGGAATCGTCTCATAGACAGGAATTGCTACGAGAGAACCATCAGGCGCTTGCGTGGATTGATACACACGCTTGGGCTTGAGGCTGGGGACTGGACCTTTGAGGACACCCGTGCCAAGACGAACCATATCGGAGATCGCTTGACGGGCTTTGGGTCCGTACTTGGTAGCACTCAGTTGATCGTAGATTTCTTGCTCAAGGGCTCGGGATGCATTCGCCGCGAGAGCGGGGTCTACGTCAGGTCGGGGACTAGGTTTGATATCCCAGTTCTTGTCTCCCCCGGAGAACTGCTGAGACCAAATCTGAGCCTCGGCAATCTTGCACTTTTCTGACACAAGGTTGTGATCCGGTCGAACCCGGTTGACCCCTTGCGTGTGTGAGTCGATAGTATTACCGCGACTCGAACTCTTGTTCCCTAGGAGTAGGCGTGTTCCTCGTCGCCACTCTTCTTCTTTTGTGTTACGGTCGGAGGAAGCGAGTCGCCATTTCTCTTCGATAGAGTGAGCCAACCCGTCAAGTAGCTGACGGCGTTGGTTATCGATGGCTTCCGCTTCCTCTTGAATCCGCATCATTTCTTCGGGGCTAAGTTCGATCTCGGCAACGATGACTGCATCTACGGGGGCTTCCCTAGATGTCATACTTGCGGCCTGATCCATTTAATGATTGCCCTCCTTGGCGGGAAATTGGGGGTTGTTTGGCGTGCTTAAGCGCCTGCGTGGCATACCTTAACGAATCCTGAATATGGTCGTTTTCTTTGATGATGCGGCCTTTCTGATCTCTTCGATATACAACATACTCTTTTGCAAGTTCAGAGAGGCTTCGGAAGAACTTTAGCCGGCCCGTAGCCAGCATTTCTTGGATTTGGTAGATACCTGCCTCAACAGAGTTGTCGGCTGGAAAGAGCTTCAACCCGAGATCACGGTACATATTGAAGAGTTGCTTACCGTCAACCTGAGAACGGCCTCGGGATGCTGGATCGATAGCGATAGGTATCCAATCACCACGGCCTTTAATCGCCGCAGCGTGGACAAGAGGCTCTGCCTGCCCTCGCTTGTATTCCGAGTAGGCGAAAACTTCTTTGGTATCGGGATTTTCAGCCAACCAAATACAGGCGGTGTTGTTCCAACCCACGTCCATACCTGCGATTTTCTTCCAGTGCTTCGGAATATCGAAGTCCTTGACAAGGATTTCTTCAAGCGGGATGGTGTAGATCGTACCTGAGCCCATAGAAGGTAGACCCTTAGAACGAGACTCCTTTAAATGGGGAGGAGTGGCGTCCAACATGCGCTTCTTGGCATCTTCGGTGAGCCACTTAGCATCGTCCCAGCCTGCAATAATGACTGCCTTAGACGTTCCTTCCGTCTTTTCGATGGAATCGATCTCGCCTCTACGCAATCGTTCCTTGGCTTGTTCCTCGGCATCCTCTCGGGATAGCTTTACAATACCCGGAATCTCAGAACCACGGGGAAGGAAGTCAGCGTTGTTGTAAAAAGAAAGGACGAGAGGGGTTAGACCAGCCAGAGGAGTAGCAGTGACGTACAAGATACCGTTGGTGGTCATCGTACGAAGGTATGCCTCGGAGTAAATATCAGCCGGAGGCAGCTCATCCATCCACACAAAGTCTTTCTGTGTTCCGTAGAACGAAACGATACCCTGCTCAGATGACTTGAAACCAAGTCGGCTCGTACCGCCCGAGATGTGCTTCACAAGAACGTAGTCAACTGCACCGCCTGAATTGGGACGATACACAACCTTCTCAATCCGGTCAGCGGGAATCATCCCGGTACCCATCTTACCGATGTCGCCAAGCAACTCTTTCTGCACGATGTCTCGGCAGGTTTCCTTGTTATCGCCTACAGCCCAACCATCGGTGGGCTTATCGAACTTACGTCCAGGCCACCAATCCGGGTATTCCCCGAGAAGATGGCAAGCGGTCTGGAAAGCTCCGGCAATGGTCTTGCCGCAACGATTCGCCGCAGAGAAATACGTTTCTTGATAGTCCCTGCTAGCCGAGAAAAAGGCGTAGTGTTTTGGGAGATTCTCAATACCGTACGGAGTACCGGGGATAAACCACCTCACCCAGCCACTCAGCTTCTCAGCTTCCTTTTTCGCTTCCAGCGTTTCCAGCAACTCAATCAGGTGTTGAGTATCGTCATCAACGTCCAATTGAATCGGCTTGTCAAGGTCAACGCTATCAACCTTGAACACCATCGTGTCATCAAACCCCAGCTTACTCGTCATCCTTCACAACCTCCCCTTCAATAGCCTTCGGGAGAAGCTCAGGCATGTACGCTTGAATACGTTTGATGAGTTCTTCCTTGGAAACCTCGGCGCTAACCGACAGTTGCTTGGTATTCTGGTCGATCTTATCAGCCCATCCGTACAGATGACCCATGCGGGCTTTGTACAGCGTGGTGTTGAAATCTTTGTTCTCTAGGTTCATTCGACCTTGGCGCATGTTCCACGACTCAGCAATGTCATTACCGCGCTCAACGAGTTCTCGGAACGCAGGGTTTGTTTGACACAACTGAGCGAACTGTCGCTTGGTCATTTCTAGATGTTCGGCTACTTCCACATTCGTGTAGCCTTGCTTGTAGAGGTCAATGACCTCCTTGGCTGTAAACTCCTTAGCCACACCTGATCTCCTTATCGAGGAAACGGCCGAAAGGCCGAGGGTTGTTAGCCCCCGGCCCCGGCGATAAACATCAACCCAGCTTAACCAACACACCCTCATAGGTAAGGATCGCCGGAGGCGGCGGACTAAACTGGGGAAGAGGGTACACCACCTCACTCTTAACCACAGCCTTGAACTCCAGAGCACCATCCGGTCGTCGATTAAACTCAATCGAGCCCGCTTCAACATCCACCTTATTGCGAATCGAGTCCATAAACCCACTAGCCTTCGGCTGGTTGAGAAGGAACGTCAATTCGCTACGGTTGCTTGCACCAACCAACCAAACTTGCTCACCACGTTCGTTGAACGAATAGATGGCAACCGAGTGAGTCTCCTCACCGAAGTTGTTGATGAACACACCGTACCCCGACTTCTCGGGATTGTACCACACACCAGAAATATCCACAGTAGGACTTGACTTCTTTGACTTCGCCATACGCTTGTGTAGCTCCTAGTCACGGTTGATGGGGTTGAGCGGTAAGGTGCTTTATTTGACCGGGCACTTGCTCAAGGTGAACGACCAAAAGATACGGATCACCTCCTTTGCGGGTACTACTTTCTACTAGTCGCTCTTCTTAAGCATGAAGTAAATACCAAGAAGAGTAACGCCAACGAAAAGCAAAGACAACCATTCATTTAGATGCGCCACAGGCGCGAGTCCCTCCTTTACCGCTTCTAGTTGAGCGGCTTGGGTAAGGGCTGCACCACCGGCTGTGAGGGCTGCTCCTGCCTTTTTGTTGCTTTGCTCGGTATTGGGCGTGGGGTCGGGGACCAAGTTGGAGGAGGGGCCGGTAGGCTTGTCCGTGACCAATTCTTCGGCATCGACTGAGTTCTCCCGTGTAAACGTAGTTCCTGAAAGGAACAGGTCAGCTTCCTCTTTTCGCCGGTTAATCAACCCTTGGACCACTTTTCCGCCAGATTTTCTCCACTTCGGAAACTCAGCATAAGCCCCGGTGAAATCGGATTGGTTGAGCTTCTCAAGCAGAGTTGAATTACGGAAAGCTCCTGTACCGATATTATAGCACAAGGAGATAACCGCATCCCATTGGGGCTGGGACAACTTCACCCGGATGAGGTTCCGACAAACGATCTCGTCCTGAGCAACATGCTGGACGAGCAGCTCATGAGCTTGCTCTCGGGTAATCTTGTTACCGGGGAAGGCGTACCTTGGATCGGTAATACCCCAGCCAATCGTAGGCTTGCCGGCCAGATCAATGTACGTCTCTTCGACAAAACCTTCCCACTGTTTAATCAGGGCAAGTCCTTGTCCCGAGATTCGCATGCTGTGGTTTGGGTTGGTCATCTATGAACCTCTTGTTCGTGTGTTATCGGACGATCTGTGCGCCGTGGAAGATTGCAAACCAGTCTATTGTAGTGGCCGCCAAGCCCGTGACTTGAACAACAGGTCCGCCGCGCGTAGTGTCGGCCAAAATCGTGATGGCGACGCCAGCCAGCGCAGCGGCAGTGAA